GCGCCAGATGCCTTGAGTGTTGGTGATTTTGTTTCTTGGGATACTTCAGGTGGCAGAGCTAGAGGCAAAATAGAAAAGATCGAAAGAGACGGCAGTATTAATGTGCCAGATAGTGATTTTACGATTACAGGCACAGAAGATGACCCTGCTGCTTTGATACAAGTCTATAGGGGTGGTGAAGCATCAGACACTAGAGTAGGTCATAAATTCTCAACTCTAACAAAGATTGACCCTATCAGGACTGAGTACGATGAAGAAGAAGAAGAGGAGATTATGGAAGAAGAGAGAGCAGAAAATGATGATAATGTTGCTAGATTCTATCCAGACAATAATCTACAAAGAGCTTTTGAGTTTGACAGAAATAAAATAGACGAAGATAAAAGAACTATCGAAATTGGTGTCTCTTCAGAAGTGCCAGTAGAACGTAACTTCGGTTATGAGGTCTTAGGACACAACGAAGAAGAAATCAACATGGAATTCATGGGTTCAGGTCGTAGCCCACTACTATTAGACCACGATGCTACTAAGCAAATCGGTGTGGTAGAAGAATTTGCTATCGACAGACAAAACAAAAGAACAATAGCTAAAGTAAGATTTAGCAAAAACCAACAAGCAGATGAAGTTTACAGGGATGTGCTTGATGGTATTAGACAGAACATATCCGTTGGCTACCAAGTCAACAGTATGAAAAGAGAGGAATCTGAGAAAGATGGTGTTCCCATCTACAGAGTTAATTCGTGGCTTCCCCTCGAAGTTTCTGCTGTTAGTGTACCTGCTGACCAGTCAAGTCTGGTAGGTTTTGCTAGAAGTAAAGAAACACCAAAAATTGAAATTAATTCTAATGAGGAAAGAAAAATGGAAAATGAAAATAAAACTCCAGAAGTTAATCCAGTAGAGTTAAGAGCAGATTTTGCAAAAGAAGCAAAAGCCATAATTGACTTAGGTGTACAACACAATAAGAGAGATTTGGCTAATGAAGCTGTTGCAAATGGCGCGTCTTTAGCTCAATTTAGAGGATCACTTCTAGAGACAATCGCAAACGATAAGCCACTTGATCTACCATCAAGTGTTGATATGAATGAAACTGAGCAAAGAGAATACTCTTTAATCAAAGCTGTGCAAGAAACTGCACAAGGCAGACTATCAGGTCTTGAGAAAGAAGTCTCAGATCAGATTGCTTCCCAAACAGGTAAAGCAGCTAGAGGATTCTATATGCCAACAAATATTGGTTTTGGTAAAAGAGATCAAACAGTAGGCTCAAACTCAGGCGGTGGGTTCTTAAAAGGAACAGATCACTTAGGTAATGAGTTTATTGATGCTCTTTATGCAAGATTAGTCATTGGACAAGCTGGTGCGAGAATAATGACTGGTTTACAAGGCGATATAAGCATACCGAAGTTATCAGCTTCAGTAACTAACTCAGCTTTTGTAGCAGAAAACGCAGCGCCTTCAGAAGGTGCAGGAACATTCGCACAAGTAACAATGTCTCCTAAGACATTAGCTGCTTATGTAGATGTTTCAAGAAGATTAATGCTTCAATCAGACCCTTCAGTAGAAGCTGTCTTGAGAAATGATGTTATTAATACTTTTGCTAGAAAGATTGACGAAGTTGCTTTAGAAGGTGGTGCTTCAAATCATCCTTCAGGTATCATAGCTTCATCAACAGGTAATGTTGAGGCTCTAGGTACTAATGGTGGCGCTATTGCATACAGCAATATTGTTAGCATGATAAGCAAGGTTGAAGAAGATAATGCTATCTTGAATGATGCAAGTGTGAAGTTTGTTGGTAATCCAAAAGTAACTGCAAAACTTAGAACTACACCAAAACAAGGTTCAGGTGTTGAAGGCAACTTTATGCTAGACCCAGATGGCAAGATGTTAGGTTATGACTATATGTCATCTACTTTAGTGCCTAGTGATCTGACAAAAGGTTCAGCTTCTAATGTATCAGCATTGATATTTGGTGACTTTAGTCAGCTAATGTTAGGATTCTGGTCTGGTGTCGATGTCATAGTCGATCCTTATACAGGTTCAACAGCAGCAACAACTAGATTAGCATTCTTCCAAGACGTAGATGTAGCTCTACGACATGATGATGCTTTCTCAGTTTGTAAAGACATTATTACTTAATTAAGTTTTAACTTAGTCTAGGGCTACTTCGGTAGCCCTTTTTTTATGTATAATGGAAATATGAGCGATACAAAAATTAAATTCGTGTTCAATCAAACTTACTACTATGGTGGTGAGAAATACCAAGCAGGTGATTCTATAGACATAGCTAAGAAAGATATAGCTGAATGGGAGAATGTCCAGTTTGGGAATGTATATAAACCTAAAGGCAAAAAGGAAAAGTAATGGAAGTAGTAGCTACAAGAAAGGTTTGCTATAACGGCACTTGGTATGATTCAGGTGATACTTTTGACTGCAACCCAAAAGACTACAACGGCTTAGAAGCAGCAGGTGTAGAAGTAGTAAAAGGTAAAAGCAAAGCTAAATTAGATAAAGCAGCAAAAAATATTAAAACAAGATAATGGCGCTAGAATCAGCACAAGACTTGTTGAACTTCTTTGATACAGATACGCATGGCGAAAGTGCTTCAGTATCTATCAATGGCAGCGCCTCAACCATTAAAGTTATTATCAATAAAGAATATTTTGCTATTGCAGGTGAATCTGTCGATATTGATGGCACACAACCAGTAGCAACTTGCCGATCTTCAGATGTCACAGGCATTGATACAGCCGACACTATCGCTATTGATGGTATTACTTACAATATAGTGAATATACAACCAGACGGCACAGGCATGACTATGCTCATATTACAGGATTAATTATGTTAAAAAGCTTACTAAGCACAATCGCACCAGCATTAGGTACAGCACTAGGTTCACCACTTGGGGGTGCAGCCGTCAGCATGATAGCTGAAAAGTTAGGTGTACCAAACAATCAAAAATCAGTAGAGAAAGCAGTACAAGCAGCAACACCAGAGCAACTACTAGAATTAAAAAAGGTAGAGAAAGACTTTGAAGTAAAAATGAAAGAGCTAGATGTTGATGTCTTTAAACTAGAAACAGAAGATACCCAAGATGCCAGAAAGACTTTTGCTAAAGACTGGACATCAAAATTTATGGGTTTAATAGTTATAGGTGGCTTCATGGGCTATATCTTTTTAGTAACCATACAACCACCTGAACAGAACTCAGAAGCCTTAATTAACCTAGTGTTGGGTTACTTGGGTGGTTTAGCTAGTGCAGTTATATCTTTCTACTTTGGCGCTTCACATTCTAAAGACGATTAATGCCAAAGAAAAGCAACGCACAATTTAGCAAAGGGCATAAACCCACAGCAGGTGTTAATGGTAAAAAGACCTCACAAGGTCGCAGAAACTTTGGCAGTTCTACGTTAAATAAGCACAAACGCAGATCGTACAAAAAATACAAAGGTCAGGGCAAATAAGCTAAGATAAGGCATGGCACATAAAAGACAACAAATCAGGGAACGAGTAGCAACAACTCTGACAGGTTTAACTACTACAGGCTCTAATGTCTTTCAGAGTAGGGTTTATCCTATTGAGAACACCAAACTGCCATGTTTGTTAATCTACACTAGAGAAGAAACCTCAGAGCCTCTAACAACTAATCCACCTAGAGCAATAGAAAAGATACTATCTTTAGTGGTTGAGGCTTATGTCAAAGCTAATGCTAACTACGATGACACTATTGACACCATTACAGAAGAAGTAGAAGAAGCATTATATGGCGATAGATTAATAAATAACCTAGCTTTAGACAGTTTTTTAGTTAATACTGACATTAGTTATAACGGAGAAGGTGATAATCCGTTAGGAATTGTTGTAATGACATTTCAAATCACTTATCATCATACAGAAGGAAGTATTTAATTATGGCAACATTTTCAGGTTCAGCAGGTGTAGTTAAAGCAGGTGGCGCAGCTATTGGTGAGATTAGATCATTTACTGTCGACCAAACAGGTGACACAGTAGAAGATACAGCAATGGGCGATGCAGCACGAAGTTATAAAGCTACCCTCAATACATTCACAGCTTCAGTGGATGCGCTATTCGATGACAATGATTCAGCTCAAACGTCTATGACGATTGGAACAGAACTTTTGTTTTTATTTCAACCAGAAGGCAGTGGGTCAGGTGCATACCAACTATCAGGACAAGGGATAGTAACAGGCATTTCACAGACCCAAAGTTTTGATGGTTTAGTAGAAAGGTCATTCACAGTACAAGGTACTGGCGCATTAACACCGGGAACTGTCTAGTATTGAAAGCAATAGAACGAGCTAAAGCGCACTTCAATACCCTAGAGGTCAAGAAGATTATCGTGCCTGAATGGGGTGACGATGATGCACCCCTTGAGATTTATGCCAAGCCTTTAACCCTACAAGAAACATCTAAGCTGTATGCTATGGCTAAAGATAGTGAAATGACGATGTTAGCTTATGTCTTAATCTACAAAGCCTTAGATTCTAAAGGCGATCAAATCTTTTCACTCGAAGATAAAGGCACACTACTTACTAAAGTAGATCGTAATGTCCTCATCAGAGTGTCTAACGAAATCATGGCTGAGAAGTCACCAGACGAAGTAAAAAAAAGTTAGCCCAAGACCACAACCTTTATAATCAATTACAATTAGCTGAACTTTTAAGTAAGTCTTTGCATGAGATTCAGCAAATGTCCATAGAAGAATACCAATTGTGGACAGCATACTTTAGAATAAAAGCAGAAAGACAAAAAAATGGCTAGTCAAAGTTATAAAATTCTCATATCTGCAAAAGATAAAGCAAGTGCTTCCTTTAAAAGTTTAAACAAGGTAGCAGGAACAACTGGTAAATTAGTTGGTGGTCTAGCCAAAGGTGTTGCGACAGCCACAGTTGCCCTGACAGCAGCTTCAGTAGCAGTAGCAGCAGTCGCTAGAAGTTCTTTCGAGTTTGCTGATGCTATCGGTAAAGTTTCAACCAGAACAGGTATAGCCACAGATACAATACAAGCCTTTCAAATAGCAGCAGTAGAATCAGGCTCATCCGTTGAGATAGCAAACAAATCATTAGAAAAATTTACAAGATCAGTTGGTGATGCACAAAGAGGTCTCAAAACTCAAGCAGATATATTTAGAGATTTGGGTGTTTCAATAGAAGATGCTAACGGCAATACAAAAACTATGGATGTGTTGTTGCGTGAAGTCTCAGACGGCATGGCAGGACTTAAATCACAATCTGAAAAAGCCACAGTAGCAGCTAACTTGTTTGGTCGTGCTGGTATTCAAATAGTCGATGTTTTAGATAATGGTGGCGCTGCTTTTGATGCTTATATAGCGAGAGCTGAACAATTAGGTTTGGTTTTAAGTGAAGATGGTATCAGGCAATCAGAAAAGTTTAATGACACTTTAGCACTTATTAATAGACAGTTTAAAACAGTAACAGCAGCAATCTCTATAGCTTTTCTACCTATGCTGCAAACACTTGCTGGAAACTTTAGCACTTTAACCAGTGAGAGTGTGGGTGGTGCTGGTGGTGTCATGGCTTTCGGTAAAATGGTCAGAGAGACTGTTACAAATGCTTTAGTAGGCTTCATGTACTCTATAGCAGATATTATGGATGGTTTTATTGATTTTAGGGTTTCATTACATGGTTTAGGTATAAATTTAGAAAACATTGGTGTTAGGTTTGAACAAGCAGGTAATTCAGCTATGTTTTTAGCTCATGCAACATTAAGAAACATTACACAAGCTATGCACTTTGGTGCAAAAATGGGTTTAGCTGCAAACAGAATAAAAGATGCTGATGCTGAAATGAAAAAGTTTAAAAAAACTATGGATATTGCACCTAACTCAGTACGTCTTGCAGCAGAAAAAATGGAAAAATTTTTTATGGATGTTTTTGGTGAGAATGTGCCAGAAGAGATACAAACTCTGCTTGAAACTATGGTCACAGGTTTTGATGCAGTAGGAACAAGTGTTGGTGATATATCAAAACCTTTCGATGCTTTCAAAAAAACTTTTGATGAATTTGGTGAAGAAGTTAATAAACAAAACATGATAGTCAAAGGCTTTAAGGATGCTGAAGATGCTTTAGTCGATTTTGTGCAAACTGGCGATCTTAATTTTAAAAACATGGTCGACAACTTCATTAAAGAACTTATCAGACTACAAATCAGAATGAATATTATCAAACCATTCTTTGAGGCTTTTACTGGTGCTGGTGGTTTCGGTCAAGGTGGCTTGAAAAAAGGTTTTAATGCTCTATTTGGTACAAGTTTCGATGGTGGTGGTTTCACAGGTTTAGGTAATAGAGCAGGTGGTGTTGATGGTAAAGGTGGTTTCCCTGCAATCTTACACCCTAATGAAACTGTCATAGACCATACCAAAGGGCAACAAGTAGCACAAGGGCAACCAGTTAGCATTAACTTCTCCATACAGGCGACAGATGCAGCAGGGGTTGATGAGATTATAGCTTCAAGAAAGAATCAGATCGTGGCTATGGTTTCTCAAGCTATGAATCAAAGGGGTAAGGTAGGCTTAGTCTAATGAGTGGTGCATTTCCAACCAGCAAAAAGCCTAGAGTGTTTAATTTCGCTTCTAACAGACCAAATACGACAGCCTATACCCTAAGTGGTAAAAGGTCAGTAAAACAGTTTGCAGCGCAATATTTTAGCTTCAGTGTGCAAATGCCACCTATGATACAAGCAGACTTTCAAGCTTTTCATGCTTTTTTGGTCAAACAAAAAGGTTCTTTTGACACCTTCACCTTTCAATACCCACTAGAGAATCAGGGCGCAGACAAAGGTGAGACAGATATAGCAGTCAATGGCACAGCAGCTATTGGCGCAACTCAAGTGCCTTTAGATGGTTTTAGTAACTCAACAACAGGTGTCTTGAAGGCTGGTGATCTAATCAAGTTTGCTAACCATAACAAGGTCTATATGGTGACAGCAGACGAAAGCTCTAACGGCTCTGGCGAAGTAGCAGCCGTAGATATAGAGCCACCCTTACAAGCAGCCCTAGTCAACAACGAAGCAGTCACAGTTAATCAACCATCCTTTACAGTAGCACTAGCACAAGATGATGTGCTTTATTCTACTGACCCTGCTGGATTATTCACGTTATCTTTCGATGTTAGAGAGGTCTTATAGTGGCAAGGAATATCAATGCCAATATTCAAGGCTATATACAACAAGAAGGTGTGCGTATTGTGCATCTACTAAAACTTAGCACCTCAACCAATATTACTGTCACCAATCATGTCAAGAATCTTGTGTATGATTCTGTGACCTATGAAGCAGGTGGTAACTTTTTAGATATACAAGAAGTACAAGAAACAGGCTCACTTGAATATCAAAATATGTCTATATCTTTACAAAATATTACTACAGCAACGAGAGACATATTCAAAGGTGAGAACTTTGTTAATAAAGCAGCCCAAATCTATGTAGCTTTTTTAAATGCAGATGAGACTTTACTAGATGCTTATTTGTATTTTGATGGCAGTATAAGTTCAGCTTCATTAGCACAAACTAAAGATAAATTTGCTGTTAATTTAGAGTTAGCTAATCAATGGCGTAACTGGGATATTGTGAAAGGTCGTAAGTTTACAGGTGAATCACAGAAGTCAGTTTATTCTAGTGATAAGGGTTTAGATCAAGCCCACGAAGTCAACGAAGATGTGAGGTGGTCTAGATAATGGGTAAGTTTTTCGCCTATGTGGGTGTGATGATAGTTGACTTTTTTGTCAACAACCAATTTGCTATTCAGCTTGGTCTTATGGCAGCACAGGGCATACAAGCTCATAGGGCTAATAAAAAGCTAAAGAAAGGGCAAGAGATACTATTAACTAAATACGGCACAGGTGACGGCATACCTGTGATCTACGGCACAAGAAGGTCAGCAGGAACAGTTGTGTTTATGGAAACAGTCAATCAAAAAGAACTGTTTGTGGTTTACGCTATAGCTGTTGGTGAAGTGGATGACATTGACGATCTAAGAATAGATGGTCGTTCAGTCAGTGATACTTCTGTTTATCGTCAGGGCTTTACCTTACGCAAAGAAGGCAACTATTTTGGTGGCACAGTAGCTAGTGAAAACACTGCTGATATTGCTAATGTCTTAGGTGGTGCTAATACTGGTGACAACCCTAGAATGGTGTTTAACATTCACCATGGTTCTAGCTCACAAGAAGCTGATCCAATGTTGTTCCATGTCTTTGATGGCAGCACAACTTCTAGACCTGATTCTTGGACAGCAGACCACAAGCTGTCAGGTATTGCTTATATAGCAGCCAACTTTGAATATGACACTAGGGGTATGTTTACAGGCATACCAAACCTAACAGCTAGGGTAAAAGGTAAAAAGGTCTTAGACACTAGAACATCTGCCACTGGCTATTCAAGTAACCCAGCTATGTGTCTTAGAGACTACCTAACCAATGACGAGTATGGCAAAGGGTTGTCTGCAAGTGATTTAGATGCTACTTCATTTGATACAGCAGCCAATGATTGCGATACCAGTGTGCAGACCATTACACATAGCTCAGTGCCAGTCTTATTGGCTTCAACAGTTACAGATAGGGTAAAACTGCAAAACGCTTCTGACTTTAATAAGATTAAGACAGGTACAACTGTCAGTTTTGCTAGTGGTGGTACAACCTATTTTAGTGGTCGTGTTTTAGACAAGGATGCAACAATATTCAGAGAAGAAGGCGATTCAGCTACTTCCTACGGACAGCACTATTATTTATTAATGGATGAGGGTGCTGTAACTACAGCTATAACCTCTAGTACGACAGGTACTATTACAGAAACACAAACACGCTTTGAGTGTCATGCTGTGATAGATACAGATGAGACTGTTTTAGAAAACACTAAAGATTTAATCGCTAATATGCGTGGTATTTTTACTTATACCAACGGCACATATTCTTTAGATGTTGAGGGTACAGAAAGCTCAGTAGTTAGCTTGGACGAAGATGACATCTTAGAAAGTGGTTTAGAACTAGCACTAGAAAACAAAGAACAAAAGTACAACAAGGTAGAAGTAGAGTTCTATAACTCATCTAAGAAGTATGAAGCAGATACAGTAGTAGTCACAGATGGGCTATCTGACGATGGTAACGAGGTCTTAGAGCATAGGGCGCAGTTTCCCTTTGTCACTAACCAAAGAATAGCTTACAACCACGCAGAAGCTATTTTAAACAGATCAAGAAACAACAGAAGTGTAACCTTTGTCGCCACACCTAAAGTGTTAAAGGCTAGAGTAGGTGAAGTTATAACTATTACCAGTTCAGACCTTAATTTATCTACCGAACCATACAGAATTACGCAAATGAATATTATGCCTGATCTTAATATACAGGTTAGCGCTGTGGAGTATCAGGCTAGTATCTATGGTTGGGAAACACCACCAGCAGAAGATATAGGTTCTAACCCCACACCACCAGACCCATTTAGGGTAGTCAAGCCAACAAGTTTAAATTTTGTTAATAAGGTTACTGCAACCGGTGAAGCAGCTAAATTAACTTGGTCTGATTCTACTGAGTACCCATCTTTTGAATTCAGGGTACAAATTTTATCTGATTCTAGCTCTAAAACCAGATTTGATAAAAGAGTAAAAGCTACTGAAATATATTTAGATGGCATAAACATAGACACAGGCTTTGTCGCTAAAGTTTCTGCTATTAATTCACTAGGCACAGAATCAGATGCAGCAGAGTACACTTTCGCTGTGACCACAGCGCCAATCACTACAGTAGATATAGGACAAGGCTCTATCGGTGGCTTTAGCTTTGATGCGACTAAGATGTATCATGGCACAGGAACATTTAACAATACTAATACGGCTGTTTATTTTGACAACACAGGTCAGTTCTCGCTGAAAGATAAGCTCTCATGGAATGGCACAACCTTAAATATCTCAGGTAACTTAACAGTAGAGAATACGATAAATGCTAACAAGATCGTCTTAGATGGCAACAACTTGGCTGATTTGTTTTCTTCTACTAGCTCTGGGGTTAATTCAACCATAAGCACTAACTCAAAAATACAAAGATTTAATTGGGTAGATGGTACAAGTACTACTCACTATGGCTTATATATAGATAACACAGGTACTTATGGGCAAATTGGTATTGGTACAGTGTCACAGCCTTCTGATGCTATTCACGTTTATAACTCAGGCGCTAGATTAAGACTAGAAACTGCTTCAGGTGGATATGTCAGAGTTAAGGGTAGTGGTGCAAGTATGGAATTGGAAGCAGGTAACACTGGTTCTGGTTACGACAATTCAGCTTCTATTCTTTTAGATATATCTGGTAATGATGTGGCTAAGTTTCATGCTCTAGGTGGTATGGAGCTGCCTAGTCTGACACCATCTACTACTACCAACAGACTTTATCAAAACTCTGGCACACTCTACTGGAATGGCAATCAAGTTGGTGTTGGTGCTATCAACTCTGTCACCAATATGGCAGACAACAGAGTGCTGACTGCTTCTGGCTCAAACTCAGCCAATGGTGAAGCCAATCTAACCTTTGATGGTTCTACATTAGCCCTGACAGGCGATCAGACAATCTCAGGCAATCTGACAGTCTCAGGTACAACCACAACAATTGATACTACTAACCTAGATGTCAAAGACAAAAACATAACCCTTAATTATGGTACAGGTGATACTTCATCTAACGCTAATGGTGCTGGAATTACCATACAAGATGCTGTTAATTCAACGACAGATGCCACAATCTTATGGGATGCTTCTTCAGACAGATTTGATTTTAGTCACGATATACATTTACCAGATGGTGCAAAGTTTATAGCTGGTGATAGTGCTGATATAAACATACGAC